CCGTCCATCACTTACCGCCCCTATTTGAGTGTTGGGGTGCCGACGAGCGACCCTGTCACTGGCACCTGATGCGGATTCACTCTGCCGCTCAGCGCTTCAACAAGATGCCGTGCAATGACGGCTACAGCGGCACCTTCCTGTTCAATGGGCAGATTCTGCTGTACGACGATTCTCGTAGAGATTCCGAAGGCGGCGAACGCCGCATCATTGAACTTGCGCCTGACCTGACCCCACCGTCACGCCGGGTCATCGAAGCTCATGGCACCCGCTACATCATGGGACACGGCTTCGACGACTCCATGCTCGGGCGCGTCATCCGCCGCAAGTACATTGCCCACGAGGCAACGCACCTCGCCACTTTCTACACCTTGCAGCAACTCTGCCAGAATACGGCAGGGACGTCGGCATGGGCAGCGCGGGCGTGGGTGAAAGACT